CAAAGTTCTTGAACTCCGTGCAGAGCTTGCACACATCGAACTGTAACCGACATTATTGTCGGTCGCAAAGTCCCCGACATTCGTGTCGGGAAGATATCAGCTTAGTATAGTGGAATTATGGCGGTCTCCAGAACCGAGGACGGGTGTTCGATTCACTCAGCTGGTGCCAAGCCGACGGGCATAAAACGGATATCGTCTACTCTGACGTTAAATGGAGGTTTACTATGGACACAAACACAATGCTTAAGATCCCGATGCAGTTTTTTGCTGAGGATCCTGCCGGAACTGAGCCAACAGGCACAGCAGGTGCGCAGGAGCCAACAGCACCACAGGGAACAGAACCGAAGCCAGCAGAAAACAATCCTGCTCCTGCCTCTGACAAGACGTTCTCCCAGGTTGACGTTGATCGTATCGTCGCTGAGAGGTTAGAACGACAGCAGAAAAAGTTTGCTGCTGAGAAGGAAGAAGCTGCAAAGCTTGCAAAGATGAATGCCGAGGAAAAGGCGAAATACGCAGCACAGAAACGAGAAGAGGAACTCACAGCCAGAGAAACGGCTATCCAGAAGAAGGAGTTACGTTTTGAAGCGTTGAACATCCTTGAAGAGAATAAACTTCCTGCAAAGCTCGTTGACTGCATTGACCTCACGTCGGCAGAAACAAGCAAGGCATCCATAGAAGCAATAAAAACAGCATGGACTGAAGCTCTCACAGCTGCGGTCGATGCTCGACTTAAATCAGATCCGCCTGCTTACAGCGGTGGAAATAAGAATACAGATCCATTCCTAACGGAGTTCGGATCGTAAAAGAAAAGAGGTTTTATTAATGGCAGTAAATCTCGCCACAAAATATTCAAGCAAGGTTGATGAAGTCATTATAAACGGCGCTCTTTCAGCTCCGTCTGTAAATCAGGAATATGACTTCATAGGTGCTAAGACAGTCAAGGTATACAGCTTTGATCCTGTCGCAATGAATGACTATACAAGAAGCGGTTCAAATCGGTTCGGCAGCCCTTCCGAGCTTCCTGATACAACTCAGACACTTACAATAACACAAGACAGAGCTTTTACCTTTACAATTGATAAGGGAAATAAGATTGATACTCCTGCAGGTGTACGTGAAGCTGCAAAGGCTCTCCGCAGACAGATTGACCTTGTTATTCAGCCCGAAATTGATCGTTACAGATTCACAGAAATAGCAAAGGCAGCAGGGCACAAGTTCTATGCTTCAACTCTGCTTACAAACTCTACAGCTTATGCTGCATTTCTTGAAGCTAATCAGGCTATCGATAATGCAGACATTCCTACAAGTGGCAGAGTTGCAAATGTAAGTCCGTGGTTCTATAATCTCATAAAGCAGGATGATGCATTTGTTAAGCAGGGCGATCTTTCACAGAATATGCTTATCAAAGGACAAGTTGGAGAACTTGACGGCGTTGCTATCGTCAAGGTCGCTCCTTCAAGACTTCCTGCAGGCTGTCTCTTTGAGATCACTCATCCGCTTGCTTGTGTTGCACCAGTAAAGCTCGAGGAGTACAGAATACATCAGGATCCTCCAGGCATCAGCGGTCAGCTTGCGGAAGGCAGAGTTTACTATGATGCATTTATCCTTGACAAGAAGAAGGATATGATATCTGTTTACTACGGAAACACAAGTGCATCAAATGCTCTTACACTTACAGCAACAGCCGGAACATCTGCAACAACATCAAAGATTACTGTTGCAGGTAATACAGGTGGCGGTGTTCTCGTATACAGGGGAGATTGTACGAGTGCTACAGCAGCAGGCAATGTAATTGATATCGGTGATGATGTCAGCGGTAGCAGTTGGACTGCATTTCCTTCTGATGGAGTTGTTACAACAGCCGACGGAAAGTATATCGCAGTAGCTGTCAAGGTTGACGGAAAGTGCGTTGCTGGCGGTGTAGTAGCTGCCGTAGTAGGAACAGGATCATGACGGCACTTGACAAGTTATTAGTGCTGTTAGGCAATCCCTGTGAATGTTCTGAAGATACTGCCGAGGTTTGCCTGAGCATGGCGGAGGACGCCGTGCTCGACTACATCGGCAGAGATAGTATTCCAAAAGGTGCAGAAAGCATCGTGATAAAGCTCGCAGTGATATACTATAATCGTCTCGGAAATGAAGGAGAAAGCAACCGTTCTGAGGGCGGTATCTCTCAGAGCTTCTGCACCGACATTCCAGAGGATATCAAGAAGCAGCTCTGGAACTATCCTCGAAAGGTAGGTGTTATACATAATGAGACTATCGAGGAATAAACAGCGTCCTGTATTCATTTTCAAAATGGTCGATGCTCCTTCCGATTATGTCGGCACGGAGAAAAAGATTGACCTTATAGGACGATTCAACTGTATTGTTGAAACAAATGTAGAGGAAAAGACCGAAAACGGAACAACCTCAAAGCAGAAAACGGTAACTCTGACAGTACCGAACGGATATCATTTTAAGGAAGGTTTCATGGCTTCACTGGAAAACAGTACCAAGCCTGACTTAAAGCTTACAGAATTAGTTGGAAAGTATACATCACATTCCGTATTCAAGTGTGAATCATGGAAATAAACTTTCGTTGTGAGGGGCTTGATGCCTGGTTAAACAAACTCGCAGCACTGCAAGGAATAGAAAGAGATCCTCGTATTGACAAGGCTCTCGGTCGTGGTGCAGCTCGTATGCAAGGAACCGTGAAAATGCTCACGCCTGTAGATACTGGAAACCTCAGAAATAAAATATATCTGGATCATGAGCAGATGATGGTTTATAACGTTGAAACAAACGTTGAATACGCTGCGTTTGTTGAGTTCGGAACTGGTAAGCTCGGCGACCCAGCCGTGCCACATACCAGCAAGGACCACTGGACTTACTATTCCGATGAATTGAAGCGGTTTGTTACGACACACGGACAAGAGCCTGCTCATATGTTTACACAAGGCTTTTCAACTATGTATAAGAAGGTCGTTGATATTGTCAGAGTAGAAATAAGGGAGATTATAAAAAATGCTTGACCTGACTAAGAAAATAGCAAATCTCCTTAAAGGAATAGCTCATGTTGAACTGTCAGGCTCCGAGAAGGAACTTGAACTGCCGTCAATATATATCAATATGGTGTCGAATATGACTGATGTTGCATTCGATAACAAAGACTTCCTGACGAGGTTCGTGTATCAGATTGATATTTATGCCGAAACACCGCAGCGATGCGTTGAAATAGCCGAAGCAGTCAATGAACTGATGCAAGGCGACGGCTGGCAGCGTTCCAATGGCGCACTGATGGGCAGGCAGAGGTATATGCTGACTTATACTGCATTAGTCAGCGAGAAATATAACACTTATAAGGAGTGATAATATGGGTGAATTCAATTCAAAAGGCACGAAGTTAAGTGTAGGTACTGATCCTGTTGCACCTGCAACAACCGTGACATATAAGAAGCTGTACGGACTGTTCACCGTTCCTGAAATGGGCGGTACACCTGAACAGATAGACGTAACAAATCTTGAAGACAGCCACAAGCGCAGCATTCTCGGCATTCAGGATACCGGAACACTTGACTTCGAGTTTTATGCTGCCAAGAGCGAGGCAGACACAGACACTCAGATCAGAGACACTTGGAATATCCTCAGAGGATATCAGACTGCTGGCACTGTCCTGAACTGGAAGCTTGAATATCCTGACGGTGAAGGCTTCTTTTGGAAGGGAACTTGCTCAGTCCGCAGGCAGTCAACTGGTGTAAACAATGCTATCAAGTTTACACTGACGGTCGGACTTGGAACTGCTCTGGCTGATATAGTTAATACATAAGGAGCGGTTATATGAAACCATATGAAACATTAACAGTTTGTGGCAGTGAAATTCACGTGAAAATAACTGCTGCAAACGCAGTAAAACTCGAAGAGGAGCTTGGAACTGATCTCTATACAGGCTTAGATAAACTTGCAGAGATTAAAACTCTTGCAAAGTATTATTTCTATGCTGCTGTAGCACAGAACGACGATATAAACGACATAAATGATGTATACCAGCTTATTGACGATTATATCGCCGACGGCGGTACAATAGAAGAGCTTCAGAAGCTCGTATATGAGATACTCTTAGTATCAGGCATACTCACGAAAGAGGTACATGATGCCTCAAAAAAAGCGATGGAAAAGCAGAGAGAAGTATTACAGAAGTTATTGAACTGATGTATAACAAAGCTCTCGAAGTCGGCATTCTTCCGTCGGAGTTCTGGAATATGTCACTGGGAGAGATAAGAAGCACGGTTGATTCACGTATTAGGCAGAAGAATAATGAGATATACGCTCTGTCGGGTATGATCAGAGTTGCCGTGCTTTCTGCTTTTTCAGAGGAAGTACAGTTTCCGGCTCCTCCCGACAGCGGAGAGAGAGAAGAAGGAAACTGGATGAACTCTAAAAACTACATGAAGGCACTTCAAAAAGTAAGAGGAGGTGCAAAATGACAGTAGAAGAACTGAAAATCATACTTCGTGTCAATGGTGCATCGACTTATACACATACTATAAACGAAGTTACCAACGTCACAAACAACTATAAGAACAGCATCGGCAGTTTAACATCGACGCTTGCAAAGCTCGTCTCGGCTGCTGCGGTAACTAAATTTGCAAAGCAGTGCGTTGAAGCAGCATCAGACCTGCAGGAGGTAGCCAACGTCACAAACGTAACCTTCGGACAGAGTGCAAACGTCGTGAATGAATGGGCAAAGAAACAGGCTGCGAACTTTGGCTTGTCTGAGACATCGGCCAAGAGGTACATCGGAACATACGGAACGATGGCGAAGCAGTTTAACTTTACGACGGAGCAGGCTGCGAAAATGGGCGTGGAGCTTACCAAGCTTACTGGTGATGTCGCTTCATTCTATAATATGGATGATAAGGCATCGGCGACAAAGCTTAAATCCGTCTTTACTGGCGAAACTGAAAGCCTTAAGGAACTCGGTGTTGTCATGACGGAAGCCAATCTCAATGCTTATGCACTTGAAAAGGGCTTCGGCAAGACTGTCAAGGACATGAATGAGCATGAGAAGGTATTACTTCGATACAGCTTCGTTATGGATAAGCTCTCACATACACAGGGCGACTTCCAGAGAACCTCGGACGGCTGGGCAAACTCAGTCAGGAA